CTAAATTGCGTCCGTTATCTTCCGCAGGTCATCCAGATCCACGTCTTGATAATAGCGCGTCATGGAGATGTCGGTGTGACCGATCAGCTCCAGCATATCCTTTTCAGGTGCTTTGATGCGCTTGGCCAGCGTTGCAAACGTGTGGCGGCAGGAGTGCGGCGTGTACTTATGGCGTTTGACGCCACCAGCCACTTCCACGATCGGATTGTCAATGCCGGCGGCTTCGAGCGCCGGATAAAATGCGCGGTCCGTAAAAGCGCGCAGCGTCCAGGCGTTCCCGGCATCATCGCAAAACAGCGCGCCGCTGATGCGATCGCCTGCAGCACGGTCTACAAGGCGCTGGATCTTCGGGGACACGGTGACGGTACGGCCTTTTCCGGCTGCGGTCTTCGCGCCGCCGACCAGACAGTGCTGCGCGCGGTTATAATTCTGCACGTCCAGCCCAAGAAATTCGCTTGGCCGGAAGCCAAGGTAGATCATGCAGTACACATAGTCTGCATATGGCACGACACCGACGGCCTGCCGGATCTTTTCGATTTCAATGTCCGTGAACGACGGACGGTGCGCGGCAGCTTCGCCTTTGACGGACAAAAACTGCGCCAGATTCAGGTTCTCCGGGATCAGGTGACGCGGGATGCCGTACTTATACATCAGGCCGCAGGTGGCGCGCATATTTTCCTTGGTGCGCTTTCCACGTGGGCATTCGTCGATACAGTCCTGCAGGTCGTCAATATCCACGTCAGATATTTTCATCATCCAGATCGGCGAAAAATATTTGATGGCGGCGCGGTAGCAGCCGAGCGTGGAATCGTCCGCCTTATGCGTGGGAAACCATGCATCATACAATTCCTTAAACGTTGGATCGCGGCGCTTTGCCTGCGCCTTTTTCAGATCCGGGAGCGCCGCGAGCGCCTCCTTCTTCGTGGTAAATCCGCACCTGGTCCGCGTCTTGCGATGCACGCTGCCGTCCGACTGCACGATATACCCCAGCGTCACACTGGCGCGCCATGTGCCGTTCGCGGCCTTATACACGTATCCCTGCCCGTTTCCGCGCTTTTTTCGGCGTGTGACGGGCGTTTGCGGCTTCCCGCAGGTGCAGCAGAACCGGCTGCCGTCCGGGATCTGCGCGCCGCATTTTTTACATTGCATTTTTTATCCCCCTATGATACCATAAAGGGGCAGTTACCCCTTTAATTGCGATTGGTGGTTTTCTGCGCGGCCGTCTCGGTGTTCCAGCACCGGGGCGGCTTTTTTATTAAGCGATAATCGCAAAGGCGATGGCGAGCGGCACATACATGAGATAAAAGCATCTATGATAGAGCTTTAACTGCTCTTCCATGGCTTGTATGCGCGCATCAATTTTATAAAACGCTCTCTGAGATTCTTTTTCGAGCCACTTCTTCCGATCCGGCAATGGAAGCGGCAGGCCAAAATCGTCTTTCGGCTCAGGGATACGGTGCTGCCTCTTTGCATCTGGTTCTTCCTCGTAGTCAAAGCCGTGCCACGGGATATCAAAATGAAAGTACCCGCGCTTGATGAGCGCGTTCGCCTCGAAAAACATGGCAAAAAACAGCGCAACTGACGCAGCCAAAAAGACATAAAGCAGGATGCCTTTTACGGAGTCCGGGATCAGCTTTTTGCACACTGCAGCGGAGAAAGCGGCGCAGCCGAGCAAGCACGCAGGCCACTGGGAGTTCTCCTCAGCCTCCTGTACAAAGGACGTAAGCCTTTTGAGGCGCACACATCGATGCAAAAGCCAGAAGTAGTCGTCCGAAAAAACATCGTATTCCGAGAGACGCGGCAGCTCAAAATCCTTGTCCAGGTCGATATGAATCTCCCCGGCGCGGTAGAGGAACGCGCAGACGAATGCGGAGAGCGCTACGGCGCAGAGCGTGAGAACAATAGGCAGCACCATCCACCACATTGAGACCACACCTTTCAAATGTTTTCGCTTAATTTTACCATGCTGCGCAGGAGATGTCCACTGAATTACACTGTATTTCATGGCGTATTTTTTGGCATTCTATCTATACGGGCTCGCGTTTGAAGAAAATAACAAAAAGTGTGCGGCATCCTGCACATTTCCAACACGAGGCCGAAAAAATGTGATAGGATTGCGTCAAATGATGAATCACGTGCGCGAATATCGGGAGTACAAGGGCGTCAGCCTGCGATGGCTGGCCAGAAAGGTGGGGTGCGGGGCAAGCACGATCAGCGCGATCGAAAGGGGGAAATGCGTCCCCGGCGTGTATCTGGCGCTGCGGATCGCAAAGGCGCTGGGGACGACCGTGGAGAATTTGTGGGAGGGAGAGCTGTGACGGAAACAGAATGGAGGACGTACTTACTGGCGGAGATCGCGCGGCTGCTGGCCGCGGCGAATGACCGCGCGCTGGAGCTGACGGCCATGCTTTTGCGCAGACTAACAAAGCAATAGAAACCACCAATCGCAAAAAAGAAGCGGATCAGGAAGTCAATCCTGATCCGCTTCTTTGTTTTCTGCGGTGATCTGGCGGGCAAACGCTTCAATGTCTGCCCAGCGCTCCTCCGGCAGCCGGGACAGTGCCAGAAGAAAGCGCCGACGAAAATTGTCTTCGTCGTCCTGCATGGTGTCGGCGACGAAATCCATGATCTCCTGGTCACGCGAGATCTGGATGAACATCTCGCCATCTCCGGTGCGCAACCAGTTCTCGTTTACATTGTATGTTTTACAAATCAAACTGACCACGGCGTCAATAGGCTCATTTCTGCCAACCTCGTAGTTGGCAACGGCGCCACGCTTAATGCCGATTTTTTCGGCGAATTCCTGTTGCGAAAGACCGAGAGCGGCCCGGACTGCTTTGATGCGTTCGTTCATTGGTATCACTCCTCGCCTAAGAGAATAGCGCAACATTGTGAGAATGTCAATGTTTTTCGCAACAAAAGCACAAAATTCTCTTGACATCAGTAACAACGTGACGTATTATAGTAACGAACTCACAAACAACCGTAACAAAAACGCGATTCGCGTGGAACAGAAAGGAGATGAACAAAATGCTGACGTATAACGAGCAGAAGGCGCTGGAGCGGCTGGAGACCGTGATGCAGAGCATGGACGAAATGCAGAAGGCGCAGCTGTGCGCCTTTGCGGAGGGGCTGGCGATGGCGCTGGAGCACAGCAAGCGCGCGTCGTAAGGCGCGCGCTGAACGCCATCACTTTTTGCTACGCTTTTCTTTCTTCTTCTCGTCTATCTTCAATTTAATTTGAAGAATTGGAATCCAAGCGTAAAACGCCAGGCACACCAGCGCGATTTTCAGCATATCTGAAGCGGAATATGTCCGGTTGTTTTTGTAGTGCTTTGGGACCGGCTGCGTTGGGATTGGGGTCGGAAAGGAGACCTGTATTTCTTCACCGAGATCGAGCGGGATCGGCGTGCTCTGCACAGCATGGCTGCTTCCGGAATCGCTCCGGCTGCTGCTTCCGCTCCGGCTGCTGTGGTCGGTCTGGTCATCGAAAGCGTATGGGCAATCGATGATACCGTCACCGTCCATGTCGTAGTGCTGGTGCGCCGGGTAGCCGTGGTGATAGTGATACTCGCCGGTGGAGCGGTCGTAGTGGCCGCCGTTGGCATCTGTTTTCCCGCTGTGTGCCAGCACATTGGGAGAGAGCAAGAGCAAAAACGCAAGCAAAAATGCAAGCAATCGTTTCCTCAAGGAAACCACCTCCAAGAGGGAACATACCACGAATCTGAAAAAATGTACAGGAAAAGGAGGAAGGCACGATGGAGCGAAAGCATACGAAGCGTGCGGCCGTGACGGACGAGGAAGTCGAGGCCGAGATTGCCGAGCTGAAGCAGGACGAGTATGTGAAGCTTGCGCAGCGGTACGACCAGTACCGAGCGCGGCGGCGGACGTATCTGTACCAGCTGCGGATCAAGCAGCGCAAGGGCATCGAGCTGGCCGCCAGAGGCGTGACGCTGGAAAATCTCGAGGAAATGGGGGACGAGCCGTGACACTGGAAGAACTGGCCGCGAAGCCGTCGGAGATCCTGACGTGCGCGGACGTGGCCCCGCTGCTGGCCTGCAGCCCGTGGACGCTGCACGAGCAGGCGATGGAAGACCCATACGCGCTGGGCTTTCCGGTTATCGTCGCAAAGCGGCGAGTGAAGATCCCGAAGCGGGCGTTCATCCGCTTTATGCGCGGGGAAATGGAGGGAGAGAGAACATGAAGGTATTCGGAGATCCGCGCGCGCGGGCGAAGGTGCGCCGCTACATCATCTGGGGCATCGAGGACGGCATCGTCTGCGCGAGCTTCCTCGGCGGAATCGCGCTGGCCGGGTGGGTGTTTCACGTGATCTTCACGGCGCTGGGGGTGGCATGATGGAGCATCTGAACATCGAACCGCCGGTTGAGCCCCCGGCCTACACCTGCCCGCGCTGCCCGGTGTGCGGCGAGGAGGTTGACAGCTTCTACAAGGACAAATGGGGCAACATTGTCGGCTGCCCGGAATGCGTGCAGGAGGTAACATCGTGGGAGACGTGAGCGGCGACATCTACATCCACGGAGGGCTGCCGCAGAGCCGATACTGCAGCACCTGCGCACACTACAGGCCGCTGCAAGATTCGACGCCGACTGCGAGCGCAAGGGTGTGCCTGTACATTTTACAGATGCGCCAGTCACGCGGATGCCCGCCGGGATACGGATGCCCGAAGCACATCACGCCGGAAGCATTCGCCAAAACGCCGCACGGGAGCGAGATCATGCGTATGCGTATGCGCAGCGCAGGCGGCGGTGCAAAGAACAGAGGGAGGAGAAAACGGAGATGATCACGAAGACGACGACCGTCGGCATGACGGACGAGCAATGGCACGCCGAGCGGCGAAAGAGCATCGGCGGCAGCGACGCCGGGACGATCCTCGGGCTGAACAAATACAGCTCGCCATACGCGCTGTGGGCCGAGAAGACCGGCCGCGTGACACCGGAGGACATCAGCGACCGCGAGGCGGTGCGGCTGGGACACGATCTGGAGGACTATGTGGCAAAGCGTTTCGCCGAGGCGACCGGAAAGCGGGTGCGGCGGGAAAACCACTTCCTTGTCAACAGCGACTATCCCTTCGCGCACGCGCTGCCGGACCGCATGGTGATCGGCGAAAACGCGGGTCTGGAATGCAAGACAACGTCCAGCTTCGAGATCCCGAAGCAGTGCGCCGAGGGCGAATTTCCGGCGGTGTGGTACTGCCAGATCATGCACTACATGATGGTGACGGGCGCACCGGTGTGGTATCTCGCGGTGCTGTGCTTCGGGCGGGGATTTTACTGGTTCCGCGTGGAGCGCGACGAGGGCGAAATTTCGGCTCTGGCGGCTGCCGAGCAGGAGTTTTGGCAGTATGTACGGAGCGGGACGGAGCCGCCTGTGGACGGAACGGACGCGACAGCGGAGGCGCTGCGCACGCTCTATCCCGACAGCAGGGACGGCGAGACGTGCGACCTCGGCGCGGTGCAGTCGGCCGTGCGCAGCTACACGGCGCTCGGCGAGCAGATCGACGAGCTCAAGCGGCTGCAGGCGGAGCAGGCGGCGACCATCCAGCAGTTTATGGGCACGGCAGAGAAGGGGCTGTGCGGCGATGTGGCGATCACATGGAAAACGCAGCAGCGTAACACCTTCGACCGCAAAAAATGGGAGGCGGCGCACGGGGCGATCCCGCGCGAATACTTCAAGACGTCGCAGGCGCGGCCGTTTCGGGTGATGTGCCGATGACGCCGTCGACACCATGCAGGGAGTGCCCTGGCCGGTATCCCGGATGCCACGCACGCTGTGACCGCTACGCCGCATTCCGGCGCGGGAGGGACGCGGCAAATCTGGCACGGCAGCGCGACAACGATATCCTGCGCTACATACGCGAGAACCACGAAAAACGAGAATATGTGAAAAAACAACCATAAAAAAGAAAAGGGGAAAACACATGAACAGACAGGGAAATATGGTTCAGATCAGCCCTGAGCGGCTGCGCCTGTTTTGTAGCAAGAACGGCGGCCAAACGGTCGTGAGCGAGACTCTTGGCTACGGTAAAAGCTTCATCAGCAACGCGCTGCACTCCGGGAAGATGAGCCGGGCAGCGAACAAACTGCTGGCAGCCACATATGGCATCCCGGAGAACTTTTTCCTCGCGCCGGATCCTCCGAAAACGGCGTTGCCGCCGGAGCCGAAGGACGCACAGCAGGGGGGGCGAGATGGGTACGCGCTGCGGCTGCAGGCGACGGACAAGCAGGTCTTTCTGCTGCTGGAGCACGACGGCGAGAAGGTCGGCAGCGCATACTCGAAGCGCAAAGACAGCAGCGAGCTGGCGCTGACGCAGGCGATCAGCTACGCGGCACACATGATCTACAAATTCTGCGAGCAGAAAACGCTGCAGGAATCTATGGAGGGTAAGTAAACATGGAAAAGAATCTGATCCAGAAGCAGCAGACGGCCATGGGCGCGCAGGGCGCAGCCGGTCAAAGCATCAACACCATCTTAAATAGTGTCTTGGACGGCGAAAAAATGCGCGGCCGTTTTCAGGAATTGCTTGGCGCGCGCACGCCGCAGTTCTTGTCGTCAATCGTTTCGCTGGTAAACGCCGACGTGAATCTGCAGAAGGCAATGTATGAAGCGCCGATGACGGTCGTTCAGGCCGCTCTGAAAGCTGCGACCTACGATCTGCCGATTGAACCGTCGCTTGGCTATGCCTATGTGGTGCCGTTCCACAACAGCGTCAAAACCGCGAACGGCAGCTGGCGCAAACGCTGGGAAGGCGCGTTCATCATCGGCTACAAGGGCATGGAACAACTGTGCCTGCGCACCGGCGCCTATGCTCGCGTGCCGGATGCCGTGGACGTCCGCGAAGGCGAACTGATCCGCTACGACCGTCTGACCGGCGACGCGGAATTCGCGTGGATCGAAGATGAAGACGAACGCGAAAAGCTGCCGGTCATCGGCTATGCCGGATATTTTCGCCTGAAAAACGGCGCGGAAAAGACCATCTACATGACGGTGAAGCAGATTGAAAACCACGAAAAGAAGAACCGCAAGGGCGAATACATGGGCAAGGGCTGGCGCGACGATTTCGACGCAATGGCCCGAAAGACTGTCCTGCGCCGTCTGATCGGCAAGTACGGTCTGATGTCCATTGACTATCGCAACGGCGATGACAGCACAATGCGGCTGGCAGAAGCAGTCGCGGCGGATGAAGCGCCTACGGATATTGGCAGCGACGTAATCGACCTGCCCGATTCCGAAACGGTCGACGCGGAAACGGGCGAGGTGATCGGCGATGCTGAATAAGATCGTGATCATGGGCCGCCTGACGCGCGACCCGGAGATGCGCCAGACCGGGAGCGGGACGTCGGTGACGTCCTTCTCCCTCGCGGTCGAGCGGGACTACAGCGGCAGGGACGGCGGCGAGAAGCAGACGGATTTCATCGACGTGGTGGCATGGCGGCACACGGCGGAGTTCGTCGACAAATACTTCGCCAAGGGCGATATGGCCGCCGTGAGCGGCCGCCTGCAGATCCGTGACTGGACGGACAAGGACGGCAACAAGCGCCGCAGCGCCGAGGTCGTGGCGGACAGCGTCTACTTCGGCGGGAGCAAGCGCAGAGAGACGGACGCAGCGCCTGCTGCATACGATGCGCGTCCGGTCGCCGTGCAGCCGACGGACGCGGACATGGAGCGGCTCGACGAGCTGGTGAGCGCATACGACAACGTCGCATACGCTGACGACATCGACGGCGGAGACCTGCCGTATTAAGGGGGAAACAGCATGGCATGGATCGAGCTGCACCAGACGCTGCCGACGAACCGCAAGACGATGCGCTTCAAGCGGCTGCTGAAGATCAAGACGCCGCAGGCCGTCGGCCATATGTGTATGCTGTGGCTCTGGGCGATCGACAACGCGCCGGACGGGGATCTGTCTCCGTTCGGCGCGGACGAGATCGCGGAGGCCGGCGGCTACACGGGCAAAGACCCGCACGCATTTGTGGACGCACTGGTCGGAGCAGGGTTCGTGGACGACGACGGCACATCCCTGATGATCCACGAGTGGTATGACTACGTCGGCAATCTGGTGGACAAGCGCGCGATCACCAAGGCGCAGAACCGCGAACGCGCGCAGAGATACCGCGACAAGCGCAAGCAAATGAGCGTGACGGAAAGCGTGACGGAGCGTGACGATGTAACGCGGCGTAACGCTGACGTAACGCGTGACGCGAGCGAACGCGCTGCGTTACGTAACGCTGACGTAACGACCCTATACAGTACCGTACAGTACAGTACCAATACAGTACCCTGTATATCTGAAGAAAGAAAGGTAAAAGAAAGAAGCCCGGAGGTGCAGCCTGCGACCGACGTGACGCCGACGGAAGCTGTCCGGCCTGACGTGCTGGAAACAAAAAACAGATTGATCGTGCAGGCGGATATGCCGAAGGGCCGGAAGCTGGACGAACTGCCGGAGGGGATGCGCCTTGCAGACCTGCCGTTTATCCGGCTCTGGCGCAGCAAGGGACGCGACGTTCGCACGGACACGGTAACGCTGGCCATTGATGCGTACCTGCGTGAGCGGCCTGCACAGCCGGACGAAAAGGCGGGTGAGGCGTGTGCCGAGCGGTAGCTTCCGGCAGGTGTACGTTAAGTGCCCTTTTTACCTGTATGACGACGGCGCGGGGCGCATCTGCTGCGAAGGGATCGCGCCGGAGACGACGGTGGCGACGATGTTTCGCCACCGAAACCAGCTGCAGCAGCATATGCGGATCTTCTGCGAGGACGCATTCACCTGCTGCGAGCTGTACCGCGCCGTGATGACAAAATACGACGATGACGAGGAAGGAGACCAATGATGGAAGGAAAAGAACGAAAGCGCGCGGACGATCTTCCGGCCGGCGCTGTGGAGCAGGTAAGAGAGCTGCTGAACCGTCCGCGCTCGAGCGCAGATTTTTCTCCGGCCGCGCGCTACGCTGTCAGCAAGTTGTGCGATTACGCCGAGCAGGAGCACGAGCTTCGGGGCAAGGCAGAGGAGCGGTGCGTGAAGATGAACGGGCAAGTGACGGATGCTCGCCTCATGGTAGAGGCTCAGGCGCGCACGATCGACGACCTGCGGCAGCAGCTGAGCTTCCTGCGGCAGGCGATGCAGGACGCGGGGGTGTGACATGGAGAGACTGACGTTTGACGGAAATTTTTGCGACATCTCGCAGTGCCGGGAGCTGCCGTGTCCGTATAGCACCGCTTGTATGCAACGACAGGTGTGGGAGCGCTTAAAGCAGTACGAGGATAGCGGCTTGTCCCCTATTGCCTGTGAAGAAGCGAAAAAGATTGAGGACGGGCTGTCTGAGTATGATTACTCCATTGCGCGCATGGTGGAATTGATGCAGGCCGATAAAGATGGGCGCTTGGTGATGCTGCCGAAAAGCCTGGAGGTGTACGATGATGACAAACGCTGAGCTGGCGGATGCTCTGCGCGGGATCGCAACGGAGGCCGGACCGCTCGTGTGCCTCGGCTGTAAATACGAGCATAACTACGGCATCCACGGCTGCGACCTGATGCGCGAGGCGGCGGAGCGCATCAAGCGCATGGACAAGCAGCTGCGTGAGTATGGAGACTGCCATACATGCGTGCACGATAAGCCTTGCGGTTATGATGATATCACGTGCGTCGCGTGCGAGCGCTCCGAAAATTGGGAGTGGGGTGTGAGTGATGGCTGACCTGACTTACATGGACTGCTGGCACTACATCGCGCCGCTGATACCGATCAGCAACGAAACATCGCAGAATGTCTACGTGATGGTTTTTCGTGCACTGAAGGAAGCAGAGGATAGGAGGAAAGAGAATGGCTGAATACATAGAACGTGAGGCGGCAATGGACATATTCGGGGATGCTCCTATGTGGCAAGGATACTATGAACCTTGTCCGTGGGAGGCGCATTGTGCACTAGTCGGAACAGTGAAGCTGGTAAAAGAAGAAATCAGCAAAATTCCCGCCGCCGACGTTGCGCCGGTGGGCTGGATTAGCGTCAAAGATAGGCTGCCGGAGCCGGAAACCGAAGTTCTGGCGGTATGTGTGAGGAACGGCTACCGCTTCATTTGCCCCGTGATTTATGAGACTGGAACCATACTAACGCAAGACAGCATATGGAACTGGTACGAGCTGGACAATTACGGGACGTACAGCGAAGAAAACGATGATTACTTTGTCCCTGAAGGCTGGTGGGAAAATCGGAAGTTCACACCGGATGACGTATACAACAATCCTGTGGACTGCGCCGTCACTCACTGGATGCCGCTCCCGGAGCCGCCGATGGGCGCGAGAATGGACGGTGATAGTGATGCGCTTGATTAATGCGAATTTGTTGTCCGAATCTATATGGGACAATGTTTCTGCCATATACGAAGATGCGAGATGTGCAAAAGAAGACTGTTTGGCGGAAATTGAGGCGGCACCAACTGTGGATGCGGCGCCGGTGGTGCGGTGCAAAGACTGCCTGTTTCTGGAATCCGGCGAGAATGAATGCGAAAGCTGGGAGTGGTGCAAGGCGCTGCATCGTGAAATGCCGCCGCACGCTTTTTGCAGTCTCGGCGAGCGAAAGGGTGACAGCGATGACGAAGCGGATTAACCCGCGCCGGAGACCGGCAACGATGGCGGACGTGCAGCGCGCAAAGGATGCGGCAACGGCTGATGCTTGCCGGGTTACGCTGGCGATCTTTTTTACGGCGCTGTTGGACAAGGAAGGCATGGACGCGGAGCAGCTCCGGCGCATCTGGCACGAAGTGGAGGCGCTGTCGGAGAGTGTGCGGGACGGGTACGTATCAGCACCGGATCTGATCCGCGTGCTACGCGAAGAATACGAGATCGACATCATAGGAGGATAAAACGATGAACAGACTGGACACCCTGAAGGCCGCCGCCGAATGCGTGTGCGGCAGCCGAGAAGAAGACTACGGCAGCCCGGAGGACAACTTCGCCGTGATCGCGGCGCTGTGGACGGCATACACCGGCACGGACGTCACGCCGAAGGACGTGGCCATGATGATGGCGCTGCTGAAGATCGCCCGCGCGAAAGCGGGCAGCAAGCCGGACACCTACGTCGATCTGGCTGGCTACGCCGCGTGTGTGGCGGAAATTTCGGCGCGAGAGCCGAAGCGGGGCTCAGAGCGCACAGCGAGTACAACTGGCGCGGCCGGAGGAACAGAGGCGGAAAAAACGGCATCCTGCGTGAAGCTGCAGCGAATGGACGGATACTATCTGGTGGACGTGGACGGGAATTCGCATCGCTTTACGCTGTGGGAAACCGCGATGCAGTTTATCCGCGAGCACGCCGGTGAGCTGACGTGACGGCGGAGTTTGTGATCCCGACGAGGCTGCCGGGGATGAACGAGTACACCGACGCCTGCCGGCGGCACGCGCAGGTGGGCGCGAAGATGAAGCAAAACAACCAGGAGATCGCCGCGTGGGCGATCCGGTCGCAGCTGCGCGGGGTGAAGTTCACGAAGCCGGTGGAGATCACCTACACTTTCTTCGAGCCGAACCGGCGGCGGGACAAGTCAAACGTCGCGGCGTTCGGCGTCAAGGTAATCGAGGACGCGCTGGTGATGTGCGGGGTGCTGAAGGACGACGGCTGGCAGTACATACGGGCGTTTACGTCGCGCTTTGTGCTGGACAAGGAAAAACCGCGCATCGTGGTGTGGATCACGGACGAAGGCGCGGAATAAACGGAAAGCTCCGAGGCTTCCGCCTCGGAGCTTTTGCTTAATTTTGCTTAATTTTGTTACTGCATGGCTTCTGTCATCTCGGCGATCGCTGTCTCGGCAGCGGCACGCGCACGGTCCATGTGGATGCAGGCCCAGTCCATGCGGATGTACTGCGGCGATTCGATCAGGTTTTCCGGCATGCTTTCCTGCGCGCGGTCTTCTTCGGCGGACAGATCTGCAAGCTGGTCGCGCAGAGACTCGCACGCGGCGATCAAGGCGCGAAGCCTGCGGCGGCGGGTGTTATTCATGGGGCGTGCCTCCTTTCAGCGACAGCGGGGTATTGCGATCACGCATCTGTATCGCCTCCCATCACAGGCCACACTGCTTTGCAAGCAGTAGGCGCACATATGGCGGGCAGTCACGATCGCCGGAGACCCAGCGCTGCAGCGTGCGCAGCGGGACGGCAAAGCGCGCGGCGAAGTCCGTCTGTGATAGGCCGGCGTTCTGCACGATCTCGCGCACGGTGATGTGCGCATAGCGCCAGATATGGCGCAGCTCCTCGGCAAGTGCCGGGAGATCATCGTCCTCGACGGTCGGAAAGATGTCGGACAGCGCGGCGCCGGACGCAAAAGCATCCGGATCGCTGTACTGCTGCGCAGCGCGGAAAGCGCTGTAAAACTGCTTGTCAGTCATGGTGATGTCTCCTTTCACGTGCGCCTCCCGGCGATGCCGGGAGGCTGGTGGTTACTGGTCTTGGTACAGGAACCGGTTGCCCTGCAGATCCAAGTAGCAGACGCGGCCGTCCTCGCTGACCAAGCACACAAGCTCCGCGCGGTGCACACGCAGGCCGTCGAGCTTGCCGAACGTGCTGTTGATGCCGGATGTGTCGCCGTACCGCTGGCATCTTACTCGCACGACAGCATCAAAAAGACAGTCGCCATAGGATCTGCGGCTGATGTAGCGGTCTCCGGCCTCCATCTCGATGTCGTAGCCAAAGGTCACACGCATGGGCTGCCCATCGTCGCCCTTTACAAAGTAGCCGAGATGGCCGAAGCCGGGGCGCTCGCGGAAGTACACGGACCGGCCGAAGAAGCTCAGACCATCGTACACGCCGGTTCGCATGGTCTTCTGGTCTGCAGCCGGGAAGATCGGAATGTCGTCGTCACTCGCTTCGTCCGCCCATCCCCAGCCATCCTCGGCGTACCATGCATCCGGGCACGTCAGGCTGTACACAGACCAGCGATTGTAGTCTTCGTCGGTGTAGTGCTTTGCAAAGACGGTGCACGGTGCAGTGGCCTCGGCACCGGCGTCTGCGAGCGCGTCCAGCTCTGCGATCGGCTCGCCGGTCGTGCTGACTTCCAGATACCGGATAATGTTCGTGTCCGAGAAGTGCACGAAGTGCATGCCGTGCTTGGCTGCCAGATTTTTTGCGTCCTGAAGTGTCATAATTTTCTCCCTTTCTCCGGCTTTGCCGGTGTCGATGTTGATGTGATCCGCTGGCGCGGGAGGTCATATGACCTCCACGCCCAGCTTGTCGGCGGCTCTCAGGATGATCTCCTCGAAGGTGTCGCCGTCGGCGGCGTCAAACGCCTCGGCCATGCCGGCCATCTCGCACAGCTCGCGGGCAAGGCCCATGTCCCATGTGTCGGCGCTGCGCAGTGCCTCGGCGATCTTGGCGGCTTCGTCGTAATCCGGCAGGTCGAGCGCATTGCGCACCGCACCGTTTTCTGCTGCATAGACTTCATACTTCATTTTTCTTTCGTCCTTTCCGGCCTGTCGGCCTGTCGTGTTTTCCCTTTTCATGGTTCAAGTATACGCCATGCGGACGTAAATGTCAAGTGTTTTTACGCCAGCCGGACGTAAAAAGACACACAAAAATTGGTGCGGGAAGTTGTGCAGGATGCAGAAAATGCCGGGATAGATAAGCACGGGCGGCTTGGTGTACGATGGACGCGGAGGTGCAGTGATGGTGTACCAGGATTGGGATGCTTTGAAAATGGAATACGTTACCACAAAGACGACCTACGCGAAGCTGGCCGAAAAGTACGGCATCAGCATTAGCCAGATCAAAATTGTTGCTGCACGTGATGGATGGACAAATGAACGCAAAAAGTTCACCGCACGCGTACAACAAAAGGCGTACCGGAAGGCGTGTAACCACGAGGCCGACCGGCTCGCGCGTTTGATCACAGCCACCACGGGCGCGATCGACGTGGCGATGCGCGCGATCGGCGACGACGAGCAGTTTAACCGCTATCTTGTCGAGCGGCGCGAGAAGTACGTCACGCCGGTGCTGGCCTGCGAAAAGGACGGCGGAGAAGATGCGGACGTGCAGCTGGTGACGGAGCGGCAGTGGACGGAAGAGCGCACGTACCAGAAGGTGGACACGAAGGCGCTGAAGGACCTGACTGGCGTGCTGAAGGACCTGACGGGGCTGGTGCGCGATCTGTACGGCATCCCGACGCAGGCGCAGGCCGAGGCGCAGCGCATCGCGGCCGAGCGGCTGGAGCTTGATCGCAAAAAGGCCGAGGACGGCAGCACGGACACGCACGCGGAGCTGGAGATCGTGGGTCTGCCGGAGGAGTACAGGCGATGATACTGATCGATGCAAGCAAGATCAGCGACAAGCAGGACGCATTTTTGCGCGACGAGCACCGGCACGTGGCCTATGGTGGCGCGCGCGGCGGCGGCAAGAGCTGGGCCGTGCGCACGAAGGCCAAGATCCTGGGCTGCACGTATCCTGGCATCAAGATGCTGATCGTCCGGCGCACGCTCGATGAGCTGCGCAACAACCACGTAAAATTTTTGACGCCGGAGCTCGCGGGCGTGGCGAAGTACAATCAGAGCACGAAAGAGTATAAATTTGCCAACGGCAGCACGCTGACGCTGGGATACTGCGATGCCGAGAAGGATCTGGGCCACTATCAGGGCGCTGAGTACGATGTGGCCTTTTTGGACGAAGCCGGGCAGCTGCAGCCGGAGTGGATCCGCGAGATCAATGCGTGCGTGCGTGGCACAAACGGGTACCCGAAGCGGACATACTACACGCTCAACCCCGGCGGACCGGCGCACGGATACTTCAAGCGTCTGTTCGTCGACCGGCGCTTCGAGGATGCCGAGCGGCCGGAGGACTACAGCTTCATTCAGGCGCTGGTGACGGACAACCGCGCGCTGATGGAGGCGCAGCCGGAGTACATCGCCGAGCTGCGCAAGCTGCCCCCAAAGCTGCGCGCGGCGTGGCTGGAGGGCTCGTGGGACATCTTCGAAGGGCAGTTTTTCGAGGACTTCCGCACGGAGCCGGATCTGATGGCGGCGCACGAGGCGGGCGTGGACGCGGATCCGGAGGAGCTGCGGGCGCAGCACAGGTGGTGCCACGTGATCAGGCCGTTTGACATCGCGGCCGGAGCGTGCCGGGGATGGCACATCCTGCGCAGCTACGACTTCGGCTACGGCAAGCCGTTTTCGTGCGCATGGTGGGCGATGGACTACGACGGCGTGCTGTACCGCATCATGGAGCTGTATGGCTGCACGGAGACGCCGAACGAAGGCATCAAGTGGTCGCCGGACGAGCAGTTCAAGCGCATCGCGGAGATCGAGGACACGCACCCATGGCTTAAAGGGCGGAAGATCACGGGCGTGGCGGACCCGGCGATCTGGGATGCATCGCGCGGCGAGAGCATCGCGGACACGGCGGCGCGGTATCGCGTGTACTTCACGCCGGGCGACAACAAACGCGTGCCTGGCTGGATGCAGTGCCATTACCGGCTGCAGTTTGACGCGCAGGGATATGCGCGGATGTACGTCTTCGACACGTGCAAGGCGTTCATCCGCACGGTGCCGCTGATGATGTACAGCCGGACGAACCCCGAGGATCTGGACACGACGCTGGAGGACCACGTCAGCGACGAATGGCGGTATCTGTGTATGTCGCGGCCGGTGAAGCCGATGCTGGCCGCGGAGGAAGAGCCGGTGCTGTCCGATCCGCTGAATCAGATGAAAAAGCCGGGGCGCTACGGCGCAATCTGGTGACAAAACGGGAGGTTATCATGGACGAAATTCGCATTCAGGGAGCGCAGCCGGGCACGGAGGCGCAGGCGCTCGGCGGGCAGGTGATGCCGCCGGAGGACGTGATCACGCGCGAGCAGCTGCAGGAGTTTTCCCGCGTGCTGCACGAGTACAAGGTGGGCAAGGCCAGCACCGAGCGGCGCATGATCGCAGCGGAGCAGTGGTGGAAGCTGCACAACCAGCCGGAAGAAGAGAAGGCCGGAAACCAGATGTACAGGGGCTTCCGCAGCCGGAGCTCATGGCTGCACAATGTCATCGTGAACAAGCACGCGGACGCGGTGGAATCGTACCCCGAGCCGAACATTCTGCCGCGCGAGGAAGGCGACAAGCAGGAAGCGAAGATGCTTTCGGCGATCGTGCCGTGCGTGCTGGAGCAGAACGCCTTCGACGCTACGTGGAGCGACGCGATGTGGGCGAAGATGAAGTACGGCACGTGCGTGTACAAGATCACGTGGGACAGCGGCAAGCTCGGCGGCCTCGGCGACATCAGCATCGAGCGCGTGAACGTGCTCAACCTGTTCTGGGAGCCGGGCATCACGGACATCCAGAAGAGCCGGTACGTGTACCACACGGAGCTGATGGACAATGAGGCGCTCGAGGAGCAGTATCCCCAGCTGCGTGGGCAGCTCAAGGGCAACGACTTTTATGCGTCGAAGTTTTTGTACGACGATAACGTGCCGACGGACCGGAAGAGCACGGTGATCGACGTGTACTACCATCGCGGCGGCGTGCTGCACTACTGCAAGTACATCGGCGATATCATACTATACGCGACAGAAAACGATCCGGAGTACCGCGAGCGGGGGCTGTACGATCACGGGCTGTACCCGTATGTGTTCGACGCGCTGTTTCCGGTCGAGGGCTCGCCGTGCGGGTACGGATACGTAGACATCTGCCGAAATCCGCAGACGGCCATCGACAGTTTGGGCACGAGCCTCGTGCGCAACGCCGTGGTGGGCGCGACGCCACGCTATTTTATGCGCGAGGACGGCAGCGTGAACGAGCAGGAGCTGCTGGACACGGAGAAACCGCTGGTGCACGTGGACGGCAACCTCGGGCAGGACAGCATCCGCCCGATCGACTACAACGCGCTGCCGGGAAACTATATCAACGTGTGGTCAACCATGGTGAACGAGCTGCGCGAGACCAGCGGCAACACCGACACGGCGACCGGCAACGTGACCTCCGGCGTGACGGCGGCGAGCGCAATTGCCGCGCTGCAGGAGGCCAGCGGCAAGGGCAGCCGGGACAGCACGCTGGCAGCATACCGCGCGTACAGCAAGATCGTGAATCTGTGCATCGAGCTGATCCGGCAGTTTTACGACCTGCCGCGATCCTTCCGGATCGTGGGCGAGCTGGGCATGGAGCAGTTCGTGTCCTACAGCAACCGGGGGCTGCAGCCGCAGGCGCAGGGCATGGCCTTCGGCGCGGACATGGGGATGCGGCTGCCGGTGTTCGATATCAAGGTCAGCGCGCAAAAGAAAAACGTCTATACGCGCGTGAGCCAGAACGAATTGGCGCTGCAGTTTTTCCAGATGGGCTTCTTCAGCCCGAGCATGACGGACCAGGCGCTGGCGTGCCTGGACATGATGGACTTTGACGGCAAGGACGGCGTGATGCAGAAGATCCAGCTAAACGGCGTGCTGGCGCAGCGGCTGCAGCAGTACCAGCAGCTGGCGCTGTCGCTGGCGCAGATCGCGCGGCCGGACATGGTGCAGGGTATCGCGGCGGACATGGGCATCGCCATGCCGGCACAGGCGGGCGCAAGCGCCGCACCGAAGATGCAGGAAAGCGACGAGATCTCCGGCGTCAAGGCCGACGAGCACCCGATCGCCGCGAAGGCACGGGAGGCGAGCGCGAACGCTGCCCAGCCGGGCGGCGGAGCCGTGGTCAAGGGGGGCAGCAAGGCATGATCGAGATTGTATACGACCGGATGAGGCTTCGGCTGACGGCTGACGGGCACGCGGGCTTCGCCGAGGCGGGGCAGGACATCGTATGCGCGGCGGTGACGATCCTTGTGTACACGCTGGCGGCCGCCGTGGGCAACATGGACGCCGCCGGGCAGGCACGCGGATCGCGCGTGGATCTGGGCAGTGGGCACGCCGAGATCGTGTGCGCTGCGTCGCCGCGATGGCGCGCGTGCGCGAAGATGATCTGCGACCAGATCTGCGCGGGATTCGATATCCTGCGGCAGATGTACCCGGAGCGCGTGCGCTACGATGTGCGCGGATAAAAAAATTTTCAGAGATCCTTGGCCGAGGGATAGAGAAAGCCCTCGGCCTTTTTGTATGCTGGAGATGCGAGGGCGCAGGAGCTTTCGCGTGTGTACCTCCTTTCTTCTGTTTCCCATCCATCTCCTTTTCTCTTGGCGCCCACGCAGCGGGGAGACTGCTGCGTGGGTATCTATGCCGCTGCGAGGAGCACTGTTGCGATGGACAGCAAGTGCCGGTGCAACTCCGGCGGGCGGCTGACAGGGTCGTGGCCTACCACAGATTTTTGACGGAGGCATCCTTATGCGATTTGACATTCGGGCGCTGGCCATGCACGGCCTGCAGCTCTTTGGCGGCGAAGGCGGCGCGGGTGGCGCGGCCGGAGGCTCTGCCGGAGCGGGAGCAGGCGCAGATGGTGCGGGCGCTGCGGGCGTAACGGCTCCCGACGCCGGGGAGCGCATCCTGACCGGGCTTGGTGTCCCGGCGGACAAGATCAGCAAACGGTCGAGAGCGCGCGTATCCGCGATGCACCGTGACGACGGGGCAGCGGCAGAGGCGGCGCAGACGCAGGACGACGCTGCAAAGGGCACCGATGACGGGCAGGAAGTGCCGAAGCGCCTGACGTGGGACGAGATCATGGCAGATCCCGAGTACAACGAGCAGGCGCAGAAGATGATGCAGAAGCGGCTGGCAAAGTCGAAGAAGTCCGAGCAGGCGCTCAAGGACCTGACGCCGGCATTGGAGCTGATGGCGCGCAAGTACGGCATCGACGCAGAGGATATCTCCAAGCTGGACGTGCAGGCGCTGAACAAGGCTGTGACCGAGGACAAGGCGTACTACGAGGAGCGGGCGGACGAGCTCGGCATCCCCGTCGAGGAGGCCATGCGTATCGACCAGCTGGAGCGGCGCAACAAGCTGCTGGAGCACCAGAACGAGCAGACGCTTGAGCAGCGCAGACTGCAGGAGCATTTCGACGGGCTGGTGCAGCAGGCGGCAAAGCTGCAGGAGATGTATCCTGGCTTCGACCTGCAGACGGAGCTGGAAAACCCGGTCTTCGCGCGGCTGACCGCGCCGGGCAGCCTGGTCAGCGTGGAGGACGCCTACTTTGCCGTGCACCGCAAGGAGATCCAGACGGCGGCGATGCAGGTGGCAGCGCAGAAGACCGCGCAGCAGATCAGCAACAGCATCCAGGCCGGGCAGCGCAGGCCGGCAGAGAACGGCAGCGCATCCCAGGCGGCATCCATTTCTGCCCCGACGACGATGTCGCGCGCGAGACGCGCCGAGATCAAGCGCCGCATGAACATCGCAGCGGCGAACGGGGAGAAGCTCTATCCCGGCACGTTCTGACGCGCAGGGAGGCGATCCCCGAACAGAATACTGAAAGGGGAAGCAAACCTATGATCATGAATCTGATTACCAAGCTCGGTCTGCAGCTTTTCGCGGACGCGGGCACGCTGGTCAACTCGACCGGCAACTACGTCAACGCCTCGACCGGCACGACGACTGCGTTCGACGCAACGCACACGCTCGCGCCGGAGCTCAAGACCTTTTACGACACCGAGCTGCTCGAAAACGCCCGCGCCGAGATGTTTTACGCGCAGTTCGGCAAGAAGCAGGCGCTGCCGAAGAACCACGGCGGCACGGTCGAGTGGCGCAAGTGGAACACCTTTGAAAAGGCCGGCAAGCTGACCGAAGGCGTGATCCCGACGGGTCAGAAGTTCGGCGTGACCAAGCTCGAGGGCAGCATCAACCAGTACGGCACGTACACCAGCATCACCGACCGCCTGGAGCTGCGCGCCTACGACGACGTGATCCTTGGCGCGACCGAGGAGATGGGCGCGAGCGCCGCAGAGACGCAGGAAAAGCTCATCCGCGACGCGCTGCTGACCAACACGAACGTGCTCTACTGCGACAACCTCAGCGCGGCCGGCGCGTATATCTCCACGACGACCTCCTGCGCCGAGATGGGCGCCGGCGGCGGCACGAGCGCTGCTGACGGCTACGCCTACCTGACGCCGGACATGATCGCCAAGGCGGTCACGAAGATGAAGAAGGACCGCGTGCCGACCATCAACGGCAAGTATTACGCCGTGATCCATCCGTCCGTCGCCTACGACCTGCGCAAGTCCACCGAGTGGATCGAGGCGCACAAGTACGCCCAGCCGGACGAGATCTACAACGGCGAGATCGGCGAGCTGCACGGCGTGCGCTTCATCGAGAACACGTTCGCCCCTGTTCTGACCGGCGAAGGCTACAAGAACAAGAGCAACGGCGCGACCTACGCGACCTACTTCTTCGGCAAGGATGCCTTCGGCATCATCGACCCGGAGGGCGGCGCGCTGGAGATGATCGTGCACGACAAGTCCGAGATCGGCGGCCCGCTGAACCAGTTCAGCACCATCGGCTACAAGTTCGAGACCAACGGCGCGACCGTGCTGTACACCGAGCGCCTGCTGCGCGTGATGAGCACGTCTGCTTACAGCGCAACGGACGCCGCCAACTGAGGCGAAACCAATACGGCCGGAGGCGCTGCGGCGTCTCCGGCTGATGTGAGAAAGGAGCGTACCCATGGCAACCGAAAAGAAGACTGAGACTGCGGCTGAAAAGCTGCCGGATCCGTATGAGCTGGAGGAGATCTTCATCCCGCGCGCAGGCGCGAAGGAAGACCCGAACCTGTTCGTGAGCGTCAACGGTAAGAATTTTCTGATCCCGAAGGGCAAGAAGTCCAAGGTGCCGCGCTACATCGCCGACGAGATCCGCCGGTCTGAGCGCGCGCGGGACGCCTTCGAGGCGTTCGTGGACGAGGCTACGGCAGCCGCGCGGCAGGCAGAGTAAACCAAAGGGAGGCGGCAATCACGCCTCCCTTTTCCAGTATAAGGAGCAGAGACTATGACGATTTCGGACGCGATCACGATGGTGGACGCCCTGCGGCCGAACCAGTATTCGCAGGACATAAAGATCCGGTGGCTGTCGCGCCTTGACGGGATGATCTGGAAAGAAGTGATCTGCACGCACGAGGGCGGCACGGAGACGTTCGACGGCTACGGCGAGAACACGAGCATGAGCACGGAGCTGCTCGTCGGCAGCCCGTATGACGAGGACGTGTACAACAACTACCTGCAGGCCATGATCGACCGCGAAAACGGCGAGGCGGGCAAATACAGCCAGAGCATCACGCTGTTCAACGCGGCGTTCTCGCGCTGGCGCAACTGGTACAACCGCGCGCACATGGCAAAGGACTCCGGCGCGTTCCGGTTTTGAGGGGGGGATGACAGATGCCGACATATCCGACGATTCAGGAGACGGCACGCTCGCAGCAGGTGACGGATACCTTCGGCGGCTACAACCACAACCTCAAGATCCCCGAGGGGGAATTCTATGAGATGGAGAATCTGTGCGGGGACGATTACCCGCTGCTGGCGACAAGAAAGCAGCGAAAGACACTGCAGGGTTCGGTCGAAAACCTGAAGGCGATAGTATCAAAAGGGAATAAGCTTTACTACATCGCAGGGTATGACAGCGCGACAAACACCTGCGGATTCTATGCCGACGGCGAGAAAGTCGTGGATCTGGCATACGCCGGATCGAAGCGGTTCGTGAGCATGGGCGCGTACCTGCTCATCTGGCCGGACAAGGTGTGGTACAACACGGCGGACGGCACGCACGGGAATATGGAGAAGAAGTTCGCCGCTGCGGCGGGGACGTACCTGTTTTCTGAAACGAACGCCGTTTCCGGTCCGGACGGGCAGGAGACGATCACGGTCTATGCAAAGTGGCTGGTGGAGCCGTGCAGCAGAGACGGGAAGACCGTATACACGACGAGCGAGACGCACAGCGCGTCCTTCGGCAGCAACCGCACGGTGATGCAGGACGGGATCACCTACTACTATCTCAACAGCAACAAACCATCCGCGCCGAAAAATGGGGACGCATACATCGACAACGAGACGCGAACGCCATATGTCTACAGCGACTCGCAGAAGGATTGGGCGGCGCAGGACGTGCCGGTGATGCGGCTCAAATGCAAGGGGATCGGCAGCGGCTTTGCAGCCGGCGATTTCGTGAAGATCTCTTATGTGGATACGAGCACATATTTCGGGCTGCTCGGCGGGGACAATCTCGCGGACGGCACGTACAGGGAGGTGCTTGCGGCCGGAGGCGACTATCTCGTGCTGGACGCATACGCGCCGAAGGTGGCAGTGTCGTACATCATCGACGAAGCGCCTCCCGGCGTCTATGTCAGGGCGGATATGGATCTGCCGGACATGGACTATGTCATCGAGGCGCAGAACCGGCTCTGGGGCTGCAAGTACGGCACGGTGAACGGGAAGCTTGTCAACGAGATCTACGCGAGCGCGCTTGGGCGCTTCGACGTGTGGCGCAAATATGCAGGCGTGAGCACGGACAGTTACGCCGCTTCGGTCGGCTCGGACGGGCGCTGGACAGGCGCTGTGAATTATCAGGGCTATCCGCTGTTTTTCAAGGAAGACCGGATGCACAAGGTGTATGTGTCCGCGAGCGGCGCACACAGGATCCAGGAGTACACGACGCGAGGCGTGCAGCCGGGCGGAGCGAAGAGCCTCGCGGTGGTCAACGGAGTACTGTTTTACAAGGCGCGCGACTGCGTGTGCGCCTACGACGGAAGCGGCGCGCCGACGGACGTGAGCGAGAAGCTGAACCTGAATTCGCTTTCACGGCCTGGCAGCACGACGAGCATCGCGGCGGCGTACCGCGAAAAGTATTATCTCTACCTGCAGATGAATACGCCTCCGGGAAGCCGCCTGCTCGTTTTGGACACGCGGCGCGGGACGTGGTACCGGGAGAGCATCCCGGCCGGCGGCATCGTCGATTTCACGGAGCACCTTGGTTCTCTCCTATGCGGGGGAGGAGACATCGAGGAGATCGCGCACGACAACCAGATATCCGAGCTGAGCGGCACGGCAGAGGGCGACGTGGCGTGGAGCTGCGAGACGGGCCTGATCGGCTACAGCACGGTCGAGCAGAAGTACATCAGCCGGTTCAACATCCGCATGAGCCTCGCGCAGGGAGCGCACATGGACGTACTGGTGCAGTATGACTCCGACGGGCTGTGGCACAATCAGGGGCGGATACAGGGCGCAGGGACGCGCACGTTCATGCTTCCGGTGCGGCCGAGGCGCTGCGACCACTTCCGCATCCGGCTCGAAGGCAGCGGGGAAGTGCGCATCTACAGCTTCGCAAAAATATTCGAGGCGGGGAGCGATGTGTATGCTGACATTTGATTACCCGCAGACGTATGCAGTGGCCGGCAGCACAGAGGAGCAGCTTGCCCAGCTGCGCTCGTACATCTGGCAGCTCGTGGATATGCTCAATCAGGCAGATGACGCGAACGAGGCCGGAATCGGCGCTGCAGATACTGCCGCGCTCCGTACAGAGCTGGAAAAGCTGCGCAAGGCGCTGCGGGATCTGGAAGCAAAGAGCGGGCACGGCCTTCCGAGCGGCGGAACGACCGGGCAGGCGCTGACGAAGCTATCCGACAGAGACTATGACACTGGCTGGCGCACGCCGACAGGCGGAAGCGGCGGAGGCACGGTGCAGAGCGTCAACCAGGTGCTGCCGGATAACGCAGGGAATGTGCAGTTGACGCCGAAAAACGTCGGCGCTGTTGACGAGGATGAAGAGCTGACGATCCTCGAGATCATTGACATGTGGAATAACGCTTAGGGGGAGAACTATGGCGACGAAATATGCGGGGCAGAACGCCCTGAACAAGATGATACAGCTGGTGAAGACGGCAATCAACAACAAGGCAGACAAATCGGCGCTGGATGAAAAACTGGACAAGTCTGGCGGGACAATCACCGGAGGCCTGAATGTCAATGGGAGTCTGGACGTAGGCAGCACGCTCAGTACAGATCTTATGGTGATGACACCATCGCTTGTCATCCACGATGAAGCGAAAGAAGCGGCAATTTACGTTACCGTTGCTGGTGACAATGCGGCGAAGGTTACAAGCCCTGTATCTGGCGGCGGGACACAATACGCCCGTTTCGCGGTCGGCACGCCTACCGGAGACAACGACGCGACGCCGAAGACGTATGTGGACACGAAGGTGTCCGGTTTTCAGACGGCTTCGCAGGTGCAGGACGCGATCAGAAGCGCGATCACGGGCGTATACACGCCGAAGGGGTCTATTGCGTTTGCATCCCTGCCTGTGCCGGTTGCCGGTAAAGTCGGCTGGGTGTACAACATCACGGATGCGTTCACGACGGATAACCATTTTATCGAAGGCGAGGGACGCGACTACCCTGCCGGGACGAACGTCGTATGTGCGGAAATTAGCGCCGGTGATTACGGCTGGGACGTGCTTGCGGGCACGATCGACCTGACGGAGCTTACCGCCACAGAGGTGCAGACGCTCTGGGATTCCATCTGACGGGGGGCTGACTTATGCAAACAAGCGGAAGTGCAGCGATCAAAAAACTGATCCAGCTTGTAAAATCCGCGCTGTCCGGCAAGATGGACAAATCAGGCGGGACTTTTACGGGCAATGTCTCCGGGGAGTATTTTACCGGCACGTGGCTGCAGACTACGAAAGCAACCGACCTAGGCCGCGTACCAGGTAAGATCGCCGTGCTGGACGAGTCTGGCTGGGTGTACTATCGCACGCCTGCGGAGCTCAAATCCGATATCGGCGCAAGCTCAGGCGGAGGCGCAGACTACGTCACCGAGCAGGGATCAAATAACTTTTGGACGTGGCGAAAATGGTCGAGCGGCATCGCGGAGCTGTGGGCGGTATCCGGGATTGACCAGCTGCAGATATCGTCCGCGTGGGGCAGCATGTACTATGGCACGTGGATGGACCTGGCGATCAACGTGGAAGCAAGAAAGTACCCGTTCGCGTTCATTACAGCGCCGTCGGTCTCGGCGTCTTATAGCGGCGGCTCTTCGGACGCTTGGCTGATCTCCGTTTTTAAGGCCAGCGACGATCCGCTGACCAGCGCACCGGCGTATGCGCTCGCTCGGCCGAACACCGCGACAATCATAACCCCGCGCATCAGCTATTACGTCATCGGCAAGTACAAGTAAAGGAGGCCGCGCATGGCAAAGAAAAACTACAACGGCGTCGAGTTTGACGACAGCGTGGATTATGCCGCGCTGATGGATAAGGCGGCTGCTGCCGGAAACAACGAGAAGGCGGCCGTTCTGGAGCGGAAGCGCAACGCGAAGATCCAGTCCGGCGGCATGGACTATGGTACGACGAATCAGTACACGCAGTACCTGCCGAAGGCGGACACGCCGTATGACACACAGACGGACTACGGCGCTCTGATGGACAAGGCCGCTGCGTCCGGCGATTACACGAGCGCAGCACGGTATGAGAAGCTGCGCAACGCGAAGATCAAGGGCGAGGGTCTGGACTATGAGACGAGCGATTACTACTCGAAGTACCTGCCCGAGAACCGGTATACCTACGACCCGAGCAAGAACGACGCATACCAGCGCGCGAATGATCAGGCGACGGCGATCTACGACAAGATCATGAACCGCGGGGAGTTCTCGTATGACGTGAACAAGGACAAGCTCTACCAGCAGTACCGCGATCTGTACGCGCAGATGGGGCGCGGCGCGATGGAGGACACAATGGGGCAGGCGGCTGCGCTGACCGGCGGCTACGGAAGCACATACAGCCAGAACGCGGGGCAGCAGGCGTATAACAGCTATCTGCAGAAACTCAACGAGGTCGTGCCCGAGCTGTATACCGCAGCCTACAACCGCTACAATCAGGAAGGCCAGAACCTGATGAACCTCTACACCATGGCGCGCAGCAACGCAGACAACGCTTACGAGCGAGACTACAACCAGTGGTATAACCGGCTGCAGCTTGAGCGCAGCGACGAGGACACGGCATATAACCGCAAGCAGACCGAGGAGCAGAAGAAGCTCACGCAGGAGGAGACGGACTACGAGCGCAAGCAGAACGCCTGGAGCCGTCTGTCGTCCCTGATCACGACGACCGGATACCAGCCGTCGGACGAGGAGCTGGCAGCGGCCGGGATGTCTGCCAACGAGGCGGCATATCTGCGGCAGTATTACCAGCAGCAGTCGGCAGCAGCGTCAAATAAGAGTGGGGGGTCGGGCGGCGGAAGTAGAAGAGGCGGGAGCGGATACGGAGGCGGCGGAACGCAGACGGAGCAGACTGGTTCACCGTCTCCGTATGCACACAAGCCCGGCAGCGGGATCACGCACAACGACATCGACATAACGGACGCGAGCGCAGTAAAAGACGCTGCGGCCGTGGCGGGCAGAGTGAAAGAGATGATCAATGAAGGCGTACCGATCGCGGACGTGAATGCATTCATCCGCAGCGCGTCGGAAAACGGTCTGATCTCGGACGACAGCGCCCGCAGGCTGAGATACATGAATAACTCCAGGAAGTGAGGGGCACATAGATGACAGTCAAGAAAGCAGCAATCTCCATTGGCGATTGGCTCAAGAGCACGGGATTCTCCGCCGAGAAAACGCTTTCCTCGGCGCAGGAGCAGCGGAAAAACCTGCTGCAGCAGATGGACAACGCGAATGCATCGTATCTAACCGGCGAGAATCGCGGCGCGCTGCAGAACGCATTCAGCAACTATCAGGCGACCATGAACGTGCTTCGCGGTGCCGGCTATGACACCGGAAATGACGTCGACGTTCTGCGCAGAGCCGTGCACTCGTCCTTCGACTTCCAGAACCAGTTCAAGGACGAAGACGACTTCAACGTGTCGTATGCCTACCCGAAGAAATACAAGGGCAAGACCCGCGCAGACGTCGATGCGGCGCTCACGCAGCTCAAGAACACGCCGGGAGCCGAGGCGGAATATGACTGGCTGAACAAGAACCAGATGAATTACTGGTCTGCGGACGAGCTGAAGGCGCAGATCGGCGCGTGGCAGAAAGAAATTTCCGGCATTGAACAGCAGCGCCGGAATATGCCGCGCATGGCCGCCGGGAGCACAGACGCAGACTATGCCAAGCGGCAGCAGGAGGCGCTCGCGCTCTCGGGGCAGATCGATGAGCGAAAAGCGAAGATCGGGGAAGCGCAGAGCCTGCTCACGCGGAAGACCTACGATGACGAGATCAGCAAGTGGGACACGCAGATGCAGAGGGCGCTCTCCGACTACAGCAAGGCGCTGAGTGTGAGCGAGAGCGCGAACACGGAGATGGCGTTGGCCGGAAACTCCGCATTTGTGGTGCAAAACAGTGACTACGCCACGAACGCGCGCAATACGGTGCGCAGCTTCGAGCAGCAGCTGCGTGATTACGGCTACAGTGACCAGCAGATCAACGGCATCCGTAACTACGCGCTCACGCAGCAGCACGCAAACGAGGCTGCGGAAATGGCACAGCAGGTCGCACAGGAGGCCAAGGAGCATCCGTGGCTTTCTTCCGCTATGTCTGTCGGGACAAATATGATGGCCGGAGCGGGCGCGCTCGACATCGCGGCACAGAATGCGCTGAACGGGACAGACCCGTTCACGGGCGAAAAAATGGTCGTCGACCGCTATACGAAATCCATGGTGCCGAGCACGGTGACGAACACCATCCGCGGAAGCGTTTCCGAGGACATGAGCGGCATTGGTTCGTTCCTGTACAACACCGGTATGAGCATGGCGGACAGTCTGGCGACGCTGGCCGTCGGCGGCGCGACCGGCCTGCACGGCGCGGCGGATGTGATCCTCGGCGGCGCGGCGGCATCTCAGGCAATAACGGATGCGTATGATCGCGGTGCATCTGACTCGCAGGCCATGTCGGTCGGCCTGCTCTACGGAACGGCCGAGGCACTGTTCGAGCACATCAGCCTGGATAAGCTGCGCACGTTCCACACGTCGGCGGCCGCCGGGAAGAAGACCGCGAAGACGCTGGTTAAGGATATGCTCAAGCAGAGCTTTGTGGAAGGCAGCGAGGAAGTTTCCACGGACATCGCAAACGTCATCTCCGACGCGATCGTGATGGCCGACAAGAGCGAGATCAACCAGACGATTGCCGCCTATCAGGCGGGAGGCATGAGCGAGGACGAGGCAACGCGCAGGGCGTGGCTTGATTGGCTCGGCCAGACAGCGCAGGACTTTGCCGGCGGCGCGATCTCCGGCGGCGTGATGACCGGCGGCGACATGGCGATCAACGCCGGGGTGCGAAGCGCAAATTACCGCGAGACCGGCCGGCAGATCACGGCCAACGACTACGCGGACATCCTCCGCCGCGCTGCAGAGGAAAGCGGCGACGAAAACCTCCGGAAGCTGGCCGGGAAGAAGCAGACGAACCGCAACACCGGCAAGCTTTACGAGGCGACACAGGAAGCAAATCTCACGCAGGCGGTCTCTGACCGTCTGGGTGCGCTCGGCACGCCAGAAAACGACGTGCAGGAGCTGACCGGCCTCGTGGTCAAGCAGATCAAGGGGCAGGAGCTGACGGGCAAGGAACAGCGAAAATTTGACGCCAGCAAGCAGGCGCAGCGCGCGGCGAACGAGTATGCGTCCCTGTTCACGCGGGATGCAGACCGGACAACGAACGCATGGGCGCGCAGCCATATGCGTGACGCGGTCGAGCTGGAGCGCAACGCGATCTATGGCGGGGCGCGCAAGACTGACGCAGGGCAGACGCAGACACATCAGGCGGAGAAGAACGCCGAGGTGCAGGTAAACGGTGAGACAGCACAGGTGCAGGCGCTCCGATATGATCAGGAGAGCGGCAGCGTGGAGCTGTCGGTGAAGGGCAAAAACGGCGATGTGCAGCGCGTTTCCGTGAAGGACGCCAAGCTGCCGGAGGGCACGCGCCTGCTCGCCGAGAGCGCGGAAAAATACGGCGATACCGCGCCGCAGATGTACGCAAACTACAAAAACGGGCAGGACGTGGAGCGCTACGCCAGCGCCTATGAGGTGGCATACTCTTACGGACGCGCGCGCGTGAAAAACTACGCTGTGCTCGAGAACAGCGGCGCAGCATCGTATCTGACACCGGAGCAGCGGAAATTTGCCTACGAGACCGGCCTTGCCGCAGCACGCAGGGAATCTGCCGCGAAGAATGCGGCGGCCAAGAGCGGCGAAATTAAGGCAGGCAACGTGACGCTGGAAGGCGGAAAGCTCGGAAACGTGACGCTCGCCGCCGTGAACACGGCCGGCCTGACGCGCAAGCAGACGGCGTCGATCGACGTGGCACGCAAGGTGGCCGAGGCGACCGGCGTGAACGTCGTGTTCTTCGAATCGCAGACCGACGAGGGCGGCAAGTATCTCGGCATGAACGGCGCATACCGCGACGGCACGATCTATCTGGACGTCAACGCTGGGAAAAACAACGTGGACATCGGCGAGACGGCCATCCTGAAGACGATGTCGCACGAGCTGACGCACTTCATCCAGCAAAATAGCGGCCAGTACGAGGCGCTGAAGGAATTCGTGGCGAACCATGTGCTCGAGAGCGGTGACAGCATTGAGCGTCTCGCCCAGCAGAAGATCGACAACGACTCGACAGGCGAGCTGACGATGGACAGCGCGATGGACGAGGTCGTGGCCGATGCGTGCGAGATGATGCTGCGCAACACCGAGGCCGTGCAGCGGCTGGCAAACGAGAACCGCAGCCTTGCCGAGAAGATCCGCGACTGGATCGGCGACTTCGTGAAGAAGCTGCGCGCTGCGTTCAAGGGCGACCGTGCGACGCACGACGAGGCGAGAGCCATGCTCGACCGGATGGTGGAGCTGCAGAAGCTCTGGGACGATGCGCTGGTGGACGCGGCGAAGGTGAAGGCGGGGAACGGAGTCGCAGCCAAAGGCGAGCAGCGCGAGCAGCACCAGAGCAGAAAAAAGGTTGAACGCGATGAACAAAAGCGGTACAATAAACGCAGCAAATACAGCGAAGCAGAAACGCTTTTCCTCCAGTGGGCAAATGGTTCTTCACCTGCAGGTGAAACAAAGCAGTTTGTCAGATTTGGAAAGCACCGATTCTATGAAAAATCGGTGAACGGATGCGTGGAGATAACCGAGTCACAATACGCTGAAAGAAGGGGCGTCAATAATGCAGATGACTACAGACGAGCATATCACAGAATTGATGCGGCTGCTCATAATGATGGATCTGAAGAAAAAAGAGATTTTCGAGATCGCGGCAGCCATGGAAACAACGGAGATGCTAAAAAGATTTCTCGACAAGCTGTCGGCGAAGAACTACGACATGACGCCGGAGGAAGTCTATCAAGCGTCGATAGAGACGGTGGAAGAGACAATGTAAAAGAGCAGTTCTCCCTACGCGAACCGGTGGAGCAGGTGCGCGATCTTGTCGCCGTGCATGGCCTGACGGAGCAGAACCTGCGGGGCGCGCTTGCGCTCGGCGGATTGCCGATGCCAAGTATCGCGGTCGTAAAAGCTGCGCAAGGGCACAGCAAGTACGGCCCGATTTCCATGGTGTTCGGCAGGGAGAGTATTGACCCGCAGGTTGACCCCAGGAACAAAATCTACGGCGGGGATGCCTACACGCCGACGGCACCGGCGGTGGAATATCCGGTGAACTACGACCGGATGCGTACCGTCGAAAAACGGCTCGCCAGACTGAGCGGGAAGATCGCGGGCGGCGTATTCCGAAACGACAGCGCCCTGCAGCGTGCAGGCGTCGGTGAAGAGAGCGGTATGAGCGCGTCGGAGCTGGCGGACAAGCTCTCGCGGGACGACAGCGTGCGCGCGGCCTATCTGGCCGATCGTGGGGAAACGCTCGAGCCGGTCATGCAGGCAAAGGAATTCAACCGATACGGCAATGACGCGCTGGCGAAACTGGTGCAGAAAATCGGCGTGCAGGAGCTCGCCCGCGTTGAAGCGGACATGGAAACCGGGGACTATCAGTCTGCGCGAGAGATCGAAGACACGGTGCGCCAGATTATCCGCGACAGCTACGAGGAACAGCATCGCAGATTTCTGGACCGAAAGCCGGAACTGAAGGAAAAGCGGCTTGACCACTTCATGGATAACAATGTCCATACTTCCACGGTTGAGGATTTCATCCAAGATGCGTGGGCGTTTTACGAAGATCAGGGCGCTACAGCGGACGAAGTAGACCGATTGGCTACCAGCGACAAATTGCACGAGGCGACGGATACTGAGGACGTGAAGGCGTGGCTGCTGCCACAGCTGAAATCTGTTTTTGGCGAGCCCGGCATTTACAACGGGAAGGAGCGCTATACCGCCTCTGGAGACAGACGCAGCTTTTCGCAGCTGCATTGGGAATACACGCTCGAGAACATTGTGAGTGCGATGGCGGAAACCCAGAAGGAGCGCGGCGGCCAGACGTGGGGGACGTCGGCAGGAGCTATGCAGGCTGTCAGCGCCGAGGACTTTTCCAGCATTGATGAAGTGAAGGCCGCGAGCGGCAGGCTCGGCAAAGCGGAAGGCGAGCAGTATGAAGCGGCGAAGAATGCTGTTGAAAACCTGATCGATCAAGCGACACGCACCGTTATGCGAGAGACGCGGCCGCACGCCGACAATTCGTTCGATGAAAGAGAAATTATCGGCGATGTTATGATGGAAGCGGCGAAGGGCAAGCGGACGGCACGGGCCATTCAGCAGGCTTTTGCGAAAGAGGGATATTCGGTCAGTGAAGAAACTGCTCGCCGGATTCAAGAAGTGTATAAGGCGGCGGCTGCACTTCCGACGGAATATTTTGAGGCGAAGCCGCAGAGAGCGGTCGGCTTTGACGAGGTGAAAGTGGCCATTGTGCCGGACAACATCAACTCCGAGCTGAAAGAGCAGCTTGAAAATATGGGAGTGCCGGTGCAAGTGTACCGCGCTGGTGACGAGGAGCAGCGTCTGCAGATACTGAACTCGGATAAATCGTGGCAGTTTTCCGAGCGCGAGCGCGACGATGTCGTCTCGCAGGAGATCACGTCTGCGAAGACGTCCATCAAGCAGGTCGCTGGCCTGTTCAAGGACAAGAACGCGAAGTTTGGCAAGACCAACATTGACGTGGGCGGCGGCCGCTTCAACCTCGTGACGGATTACCTCGCGGAGCGCGGCACGAAGAATATGGTCTTCGACCCGTATAACCGCGGCGTGGATGAGAACACAGCGACGCTGCGCTACCTGCAGAACGGCGGCCGGGCGGACACGGCAACGTGCGCAAACGTGCTCAATGTGATCCGCGAGCCGGACGCGCGCGCGAACGTGATCCTCGAAGTGGCGAAGTGCATCCGCGACAGCGGCACGGCGTATTTTACCGTGTACGAGGGTGACGGCAGCGGCGAAGGCAGGCAGACATCCTCCGGCTGGCAGAACAACCGGAAGACTGCGGGTTACGTATCCGAAATCGGCCGGTATTTCGACGACGTGCAGCGCAAGGGCAAGCTCATCATTGCCACGAACCCGAAACAGGATCTCCCGAAGGCGTCGTGGGAAGTGGAGCCAGGGCGCGGTGTACAGTTTTCCGAGCGTGACGACACGCGGACAGACCGCGACGTGCTCTCCGATGCTGCGGACGGCGATGCGGCCAACGTGCGCGAGATGGAGATGCTGCGCGAGTACCGCGAGAAGCTGCGCGAATACACGAACGCATCGAAGCGGCTGGAGAAGCAGCGCCAGATCGCGCTGACCGCGACCGACAAGAGCGAGCGCACGAAGGCGGCGAACCGTGCCAACAACGCAGCGCAGAGAGTGAGCAAGCTGGACGAGCAGCTCACGCGGATGCAGAACGCGAAACCGCTGCGCGAGCTGGTGGCGCGCGAGCTGAAGACGCGCGACAGTCTTGCCAAGGAAAACGCCATGCTGCGCGACCGCGTGGAGTATTGGCGCGGGCAGACGCACACCACGGAAGAAGCGACTACAGACCCGAAGGCCGTGCGGGAAGCGGCGAAGGATATCATCAAGCAAACAGGCAGCAGCATCGATGCGGACGAGGTCACAGGAAGACTGCAGGAGCTGTATGACGGCATCGCCCACGCGACGAGCGAGAACGGCTTGAGCCAGGAGAATATCTGGAAGCGCGCGTATGATCTTGCGCACGACATTCTCGACGACGTGAGCGTCAGGGACGACATGATGTATCAGGAGTACAGCGACCTGCGCGCGTATTTCCGCAACACGCAGATCACGCTCTCGCCGGCCATGCTCGGGGACTTCACGGACTTCGGCGACTTCCGCAGGCGGAACTATGGCAGGATGAAGCTGAAAAAGGGCGAGCACGGGAACGTGGACCAGATCTATGAAGAGGCGGCCACGATGTGGCCGGGACTCTTTGACTCGGAGCGCGTATCCCATCCGGGCGACCAGCTGCGGGAGATCGACGATGTGCTCAACCGCATCTACACGATCGACGAATACAACCCGAACGACCGGTATATGCATCAGGCGGCGCAGAGCGTCGCAAACGAGATCATCGAGCAGTTTTTTGATACGCCGGAGCAGAAAACGTTTGCGGACCGGCAGGCGAAGAAGCACGACCAGCAGAAGACGCACTACCTCAACCAGATCAACGAGCTGCGCAAGGCCAATGACACGCGCATCGCGGAGCTGCGGGCGCAGAACCGCAAACGGCTGCAGGAAGCCATAGCAAGAGAGCGCGAGAAACGCGACGAGCAGATCGCGCGGCTGAAAGAGCACTATGACGAGCGGGACGCAGCCGATAAGGCACGTAGGGAGGAAAGCGCGGCAGTGGCGAAATACCGCCCGCGCATCGAGCAGAAGGCGAAGCGCCTGAGCGATTGGCTGCTGAAAAACAGCGACAAGGAACACATCCCGGAGCCGTTGAAGCTGGCGGTAGGCGAGTTCCTGGAATCCATCGACTTTACGAGTAAGAGGGCGCTGGACGGCGGCGCGCTGACGAAAAAGGACATTCGGCGTTCGCTCCGGTATACTGACCGGATGCAGAAGCTGCTGGACAGCCTGCGCGGGCAGAACGAGGACGGCACGAGCGATCTCGGGCTGTATCTGGACATTCCGGATGGCTTCCTTGAGGAGATGCAGAAGCACATCAACACTGCATCCGACATCATCAGCCAGAACCCAGGCGAGAACGTTGTGAACCGGATGAACGGTGAGCAGCTGCAGCAGCTCGACCGGATGCTCACGATTCTGACGCGCAGCATTCAGAACGCGAACAAGCTCAAGGCCAACGCGCACTTTGAGACCGCGCGGCAGGCGGCACAGGCGACGGTGCAGGAGCTTGAGCGGCTGGGGCAGGCGAAAGGCAGAACGAAAGTCGGCGACAAGGTAGCCAACTTCTTCAATTGGGAAAACACGACACCATACTACGCGTTCCAGCGCTTCGGCGAGGGCGGCAAGGCGATCTTCGAGGCACTGTCGGCCGGCTGGGATCAGATGGCGTTCAACACGAAGGCAGTCATGGGCTTCACGGAGCAGACATACAAGCCGGAGGAAGTGAAGGCGTGGTCGAAGGAAACGCACACGTTTAAGCTCGAGAGCGGCGAGAGCGTGAAGATGACGACTGCGCAGATGATGGCGTTTTACTGCCTCTCGAAGCGCGAGCAGGCCATCGGCCATCTGCTCGGCGGCGGTATGCGCGTGGAGGACATCCAGAACAGCGGGCGCAAGGAAAACGTCAAGCAGCCGGATCCGTTCCTGCTGACGCAGGAGGACATCACTGCAATCAACGGCGCGCTTACAAAGCGGCAGCGTGAAGTAGCGGACAAGCTGCAGAAGTACATGACGCAGCAGGGCAGCGAGTGGGGCAACCGCGTATCGATGGAGCGCTTCGGATACCGCGCGTTCACGGAGGAGAACTACTTCCCCATCGAGACGATGGACTCCGACCGAGACGCGAAAGACCCAGGCGCGAAAGAGAACGATATGTTCCGCCTGCTGAATATGTCCGCGACGAAGAGTCTCGTCTACAAGGCAAAAAACGCGCTTGTTGTGCGCGACATCTTCGATGTGTTTTCAAACCACATGACGGACATGGCGAAGTATGACGCACTGGCGCTGCCGATCCTCGACGCGATGAAGTGGTACAACTACCGTGAAAAGCAGAAGCTTGAAAACGGGCACGTGCTCACGACGACGGTTCAGCGGTCGATCGAAAAGGCATACGGCATGGATGCCAACAAGTATTTCACGACGTTCATCAAGGACCTGAACGGCGTGAACGAAGGCGGCCGCGGGGAGGGCTTCGCAAAGAAGATGCTCTCCAACTACAAGGTGGCGGCCGTGGCTGCGAACCTGCGTGTGGCGCTGCTGCAGCCGACAGCGTATGTGCGTGCGGTCGGCGTGATGAACCCGAAGTATCTGGCAAAAGGATTTGCCGCGAAGAGCGGATACAAAGAGGCGGAGGCGCACAGCGGCATCGCGCTGTGGAAGCAGATGGGCTTCTACGACACAAACATCGGCAGGGGTGTCCGCGACCAGATCAAGAACGCCGGGACGTGGAAGGACTCGACGGTCGAATTCCTTATGAAAGGCGCAGAATGGGGCGACCGGCTTACATGGGGCCACTTGTGGAACGCCTGCAAAGCGGAGGTGCGTGACAAGCAGAAGCTGACCGGCGACGCGCTGCTGAAGGCGACGGCTGAACGCTTCCGCGAGGTCGTCTACTCGACGCAGGTGGTTGACAGCACGATGACGCGAAGCCAGGCGATGCGCGCGACCGGTGTGTACGGTGCTGTATCTACGGCCTTTATGTCGGAGCCGACGCTGTCGTACAACCTGCTGCTCAAGGCATATACGGACTACACGGCGGAGCTGCGCGCGACCGGAGGCAAAAAAGAAGCGTGGAGAAATGCAAGCGGGAAAATTGTAAGAGCGCTGGCGACCTATCTTGTGTCGGCGGCTGCTTCGGGGCTTGTTGAATCAATCGTGGACGCCTGCAGAGACGACGACGAGTACGCCACGTGGTGGGAGAAATACCTGAGCGCGCTGATCGGCGCGAAATACAAAGACGGAAAGCTTTCCGGCGTGAACCCGCTTGAAAGCAACCTGTTCATGGACGTGGATATCCTCTCGAAGCTCCCGATTCTCAAGGATTTCATGTCGATGATTTCCGGGTACGAAAACGACCGGATGGACACGGAATGGATTAAAAACCTGATCGACGCGTATCGAATCTGGGACGAGACGATCAAGCTGGAGACCGGCGAGCTGGACGACCCGACGGACGTGACGTACAACGGCGACATGACGCTGTACGGAAAGATCTACAAGACACTCAAGGCCGTCTCACAGGCGACCGGCCTGCCGATCAGCGCGGCGAGCCGCGAGGTCGTAACGCTCTGGAACACCATCGCCGGAGCTGTCGGCAAGGGCGACGAGTGGACGATCCACACCTATGACTCCGGGCCGGAGAACCAGATCAAGTACGGTCTGAGGGACGGTTACCTCACGCGCGAAGAGGCGCAGCAGCTGCTGCTCGAAAAAGGGCTCGCAGACAACGAGGATGATGCGTACTGGAAGGTTGACAAGTGGGCGACCGGCGAAGGAAAGTACGACGAGGCGCTCGCTGCGGTGCTCAGCGGCGACAAGGCCGCCTTTGATGCGCAGGCAAAGGAGCTGAAAGAGCACGGCATCGGCGAGAAGCAGCTGCAGTCTAAGGTACGCTCGCAGACGGAGAAGTGGTACGTCGGTGACGACGACGGAAAGCGCTCGATCACGAAGGAACAGGCGCTGAAGATCCTGCAGCAGTACGGAGGGAAGGACACCGACGAGGCGCAGAAGCTGGTGCAGAAGTGGACGTGCGAGGTCGTGACCGGCACGGACTACGACGACATCACAAATCTGTATCTCGATGGGAAGCTCACGCGGCCTCGCGCGGTAGACATGCTGGTGCGCTACGGTGGGATGAAGCAGGAGGACGCGCAGAACAAGATCGACACGGCGGATTTCGTCAAGGCACATCCGGAATGCGACGGCATCAGCGTCGAGGCCGTGCAGAAGTACAACGAGCAGGCGAAACCGGCCGGTCTGGACGCGGGGACGTTCTGGGAAGCGTACCAGTTCAAAAACGATGCGAGGACGACGCGCGACAGCAACGGCAAGGCCATCAGCGGTCAGGGCGCGATGGACAAGGTCGCTGCGTATATCGACGGGCTGGACATCAGTTCGGCGCAGAAAAGCGCTCTGTTTTTGTGCTTCTACAGCCAGACCTCGCTCAACAAGATCCGCTGGAGCAATTAAATCTGGGGAGGGATAGAAATATCCCTCCCTTTTTTATATTGTAGAAGCAGTGGAAGGGAGGCCATCATATGACTATCACAATCGCAGACGGGCGCGGGGCGCTGTGGCAGTGGGACACCGGGCGGCGCTTGCGCGTGGGCAGCGGCGTGGAGCAGATCCACTATCAAAATAAGGGCTTTGGCGGCAGCGTGGACGTGGACGTTGGCGCAGACGGCACGGCCATCATCCCGGACGAGCTGCTGCAGGACTGCCACACGCTGACGGCCTACGCCTACGTCACCGACGACACCGGCGCGTACACGATGGTGCAGCAGGATTTTGCGGTACATAAGCGTGCGAAGCCCGCCGGGTATGTATACACACCGATAGACCAGATGACGCTGCAGACGATCCAGCGCCAGATCGGCGATCTTGCCGATCTTACGACGGAGGCGAAGGACACTCTGGTGGCGGCGATCAACGAGGCGGCACGGACAGGCGGCGGTGCTGGCAGCATGGTCTTGCGCGTAGCGGACGGCTACGTGCAGTACAGCACGGATGGCGGCAGAACGTGGCAAAATTTGATCGCCGTGGCCGAGCTCAAGGGCGCGAATGGCGCACAGGGTGACCCCGGCCCGCAAGGCCCAAAAGGCGATCCCGGCGCAAAGGGCGATCCCGGCGCTACAGGCCAGGCTGGCCCGCAAGGCCCTGCTGGCGTTCCGGGCAAGGACGGTGCAAAGGGCGACCCCGGCCCTGCTGGTCCTGCTGGCCCGGTCGGCCCGCAAGGCCCTGCCGGTACACCCGGCAAGGACGGTGCGGGCATGGACATCACCGGCGCGACGGTCGGCCAGATAGCCAAGATCGCCGCCGTGGACAGCGACGGCAAGCCCACCGCGTGGAGTCCGGTGGATATGCCGTCAGGCGGGGGCGAATGCGACTGTGACGAGGATTTTGAGTTGATTATGGACGATATAGTCCCTGCAAACGCTACCGGATATACTAATGATAAGGATATTAACGGTGGGAGCTTTGCGCTGCGTGAATGGGTGCTGATCTTGTGGACGCCAGCGCACACCGACGACGATCACGGTAATGTCGGCCGAGGTGCTGGCTTTATACCCGCATCGAAGTGGGGCGTTAACATGTTTAAAGTTACAGACGCCGTAAAAAAATCCGATGGCATCGGAAGATACGATATGCTGCACATTAAAGCGGTTAGCGGCTACCAAATGCAACTGCTACATACACGCAGCCAAAACGCTAGTACTGCATTTGGGGTAATGCAGCAGGATGTTGCTGCTGGCGCGGCGCCCATTAGTTTTAAAACAGACGCGACGGCACTTTTTGAGCTTACCAATACTGCCGGATATGCAACGTGTGTAAAAATTGTTGGGTATTCCAACGAGTATGTTCCGGCTGGAACGCACATCAAGCTGTACGGAAAGCGGGTGAAATCTTGAAAGTATACGATAATGGCATCCTCCGCGACATGACCGCCGACGAGATCGCGGCGATCGAAGCCGCAGCGGCGCGGGCTGCGGCAGAAAAAAAACACCGCCCGCTGTCTCTGGGCGAGGTGCAGGAGATGATGGTGCGGGCGCAAATCAACACTTTGTCGGTCGACGATGCGACCGCGCTGCGCATGATGGCGTACTACCCCGAGTGGACGGCTGGCACGGCCTACGCAGCCGGTGACAGGCTGGTGTACAACGGCGATCTGTACAAGGCGCTGAAAGCGCACACATCACAAGAGACGTGGCTGCCGGGCACCGGCACGGAGAGCCTGTACACCCGCATCGACGAGCAGCACGACGGGACAAAGTACGATCCCATCCCGTACAGCGGCAATATGGCGCTGGAAGCGGGCAAGTACTACGGCCAGTCCGGCAAGACGTACCTGTGCAACAGGGACACCGGCAACCCAGTGTATAACGCGCTGGCCGAGCTGGTGGGCATCTATGTGACGGAGGTGTAAAATGATTAAGAAAGCAATGATATCTCAGCCGATGGCTGGAAAAACCGATGCGGAAATTGCCGCTACCAGAGAAAAAGCAATTGCGGCCCTAGAAGAAAAAGGCTATGAAGTAATAAACACATGGTTCACTGACGAGTGGCACAACGATATGACCATGATGGAGCGTGGCGTTGCCAACCGGCCTCTTTTCTTCTTGTCAAAAAGCTTGGCGCATATGAGCCTATGTCATGCTGTGTACTTCTGCAAGGGCTGGGAGAACGCCCGCGGCTGCAAGCTGGAACATGCTGCGGCTGAGGCTTACGGGCTTGAAATTATCCACGAGGAGTGAAAACAAGGAGGCGCAAGATGCAGATCATTCAGGCATTTGTGACGCAGAACCCGATGTATAGGAATCCCACAAAGATCCCGGTGCGCAAGCTGGTGCTGCACAGCGTGGGCTGTCCGCAGCCGAGCGCCGCCGTATTTGCGCGGCAATGGCAGACGGCACGGTATTTTGCGCACGCCGTGCTGCAAGCGGACGGCACGGTGTATCAGGTCGTGCCGTGGGATTGCCGGCTGATGCACGTAGGCGCGGCGAACGCATACAGCATCGGTGTGGAAATGACCGAGCCGGACTGCATCCGGTATACCAGCGGCGCGACATTTGTATGCTCCAACTGGGCGCGTGCGGCCGCGCAGGTGACCGGTACGTACAACACAGCGGTTGAGCTGTTTGCGTGGCTCTGCACGCGGTTTGGGCTTGATCCAAACAAAGATATCATCTCGCATGCGGAGGCCGGTAAACTGGGCATTGGCACGGATCATGTTGACCCGGAGCACCTGTGGCGGCAGCTCGGCATGGGCTACACGATGGACGGGTTTCGGGCGGACGTTGCGGCAGCGATGGCGGCAAAAAATACAGACGAGGAGGACGAGGATAACATGGTGAGGTACAACACGATCGAGGAAGTCCCGAGTTGGGCACAGGACACGGTGCGCGCGCTGATGGATGCAGGCGCACTCGGCGGCGTGGGCGGCGGCAATCTGGATCTGTCTATGGATATGATCCGTGGCCTTGTGGTCGGCACCAAGTACGCAGCGGCACGCAACCCCCGGTACGAGACGATCGACGATGTGCCCGGCTGGGCGCGCGAGGAGACACAGCGGCTGATCGACCGGGGCGCGCTGAAAGGCAATGCGCACGGCAAGCTGGACGTATCAATGGACATGCTGCGCACGATGATCGTGTGCCAGCGGATGATTGACGCCGCTGGCGGCGGGAAGTGAGGCGCGGATGTCGGAGGTTATCATTGCCGCGCTGGTCAGCGCAGCGGCCGCCATTGTGGTCGGCCTCATCAACAGCCGCGCGCAGCACAACAAGCTGATCGCGGAGCTGGACAAGCGCGACGAGCTGCAGGCGTATCGCATTGAGCAGCTCGAGCGCAAGGTGGACAAGCACAATCAGGTCATCGCGCGTACATATAAGCTGGAGGAGTGCACCGAGCTCCTCGGCGAGCGCATCAAGGTGGCCAATCACCGGATCGATGATCTGGAGCACAAAAATTAAGAGGAGGACATCATTATGGACTTTGGCATTGCATCTGTGGCGGCGATCACCGCCATCACTTACCTTGTGGGCATGGCCGTCAAGGCGACCGAGGCAGCAGATAAGTGGATCCCGATCATCTGCGGCGCGACCGGCCTGATCCTCGGCGTCGTCGCGTGGGCGATGGGCGTGCCGGACTTTCCGGCGCACGACTGGCTCAACGCTGCCGCCGTCGGCATCGTGTCCGGATGGGCGGCGACGGGGCTGAACCAGAGCGTCAAGCAGCTGACCGAGAAATAATAATTAAGAAACGCCTGGGAGAACCAATGTTCTCTCAGGCGTTTTTCATCAAATAAGAGTATGAAACAGAGTTTGAAATAGGACTAAATTTGTCTGTATTTCACTGCATTTTTCGTTTTTAGGGCAAAAATCAGAGAACCGGAAAACGCTGATTTATCAGCATATTCCGGCTCTCTTTGGTCCGAGTGAGAAGATTCGAACTTCCGGCCTCTTGAACCCCATTCAAGCACGCTACCAACTGCGCTACACCCGGATATCTTAATTGCTCAAATAATATAGCACACGAAAACCGAAAAAGCAAGAGGAAAAATGCACTTTTGGCAACGAATTAAAATTTAATATTCAATTGCTCATAAACTTCAATTTTTTCAATAAAAATCCTTGACAATTAATAAACGATTTGCTACTTTGACCTTATCATTCGTGACGGACAACGAGCCGAATGGGCACAGGCTGTTGTTCCGGCGAAAAAAATGACAGGAGGAAACTATTATGACAGGGAAAAAACTGCAGCGTCTGCTGGCGTGCTTGCTGGCGGTGCTGCTGCTGTCGCAGGTCGGTGCGTTTTTGCCGGCCGCGCGTGCAGCAGGCGGATACTCGCTGCAAAACGGTACGGCCATCATCAAGTCCGGTATGTCGGACGCTGAGGTGAACCGTGCCTTGACGCGGGCGCTGGTCGTCGGCTTTGATCAGATGAGCGAAGCGGACCAGAACGCGCTTCTGGACAGCCTTCAGTGGGAGTATTACACGAATGCCGTGAGAAAAGACATTGGAATCGAATCGAAAAGCGATAAGATGTACTGGGATTCCATTGGCGGTGGCAGAACTGTTAAAGAAGGTAAGTATGTTAAAATTAAGTATACTTGCCCCGCGCTTGCCAAAAATGATGACGGCAACTATCAGGTCCGCGTTCGGGGTACGAATGCTGCGGTGACGCTCACGAAGGTGGAGAAGCTCGATTCGTCCATCTCGCTGCGCAGCGGTGTCCAGGTGAAGATGCCGTACACCGATGCCGGTGCGCTGGACTTTAACGCGCTGCGCGCACGCATTTTTGAGCAGGTCGTTGCAAGCAGCACGCCGAATCTGACGGTGAACGACGTTCACATTGAGTACTATGCCAAGTCCGAGCTGGTTTCTCATAAGGAATGGGTGAAGCTCGAGGGCGAGTTTGTGACGATCCCGATTCTCAACCAGACGGTCGGTTATCCTGCCATTTCCGAGGGCAACTGGAAGATCAAGATCACCTTCGACGGCAACGCCGACTACAAAGGCTGCAGCAGGGAAATGGATGTGACGTTCCTCGACCGCGATGCAGCTCCGTTCCACCTCAAGGGCGGCGTGACCGAGGTCGGCATCGTCTACAACGCAGACCAGAGCATCAACTACGCCGCGACCGAGCGGGCACTGCGTGAGGCGCTCATCGAGAGTACCGACCCGAGCTACCCGGTCGATCTGGTGAAGGTGGAGTATAATATTTACGGCACCTCCATTACGGATGATTGGATCGCCAACTATAAGGACCTCAGTTACAAGATACTCGACAGCGATTGGCTCAATGGGATCAAGGCAGGAAAATTCGGCCTCGGCGATCAGCTCCTGCGCCTGTCCTGGAGCGGCAATGCGGACTACAAGCCGTTTGAGGAGACGCGCGTCCGGGTCAAGATGGTCGATAACCGTCAGCCGACCGAGGTCGTCCTCAAGCCGAGCATCTCGCTCGTTTACAATAAGGATGTCTCCGTCGTTGCAGGACAGCTCTTTGAATATGTCATCAACTGGGATGACTCCACGCTGCCCGAAAAGGACACGCTGAGCGTAGACGACTTCACGTTCGAGTACGAAGCGGAAGTCATGATCACGGATAAGGACGGCCTGGTCGTCGGCACCGGCGAGAAGCGCTGGGCACCGATTGCGGGCGAAAAAGTCCTGACAAGCTACACGTTCTGTGAGCAGATCGGCGCGGGCGAGCAGAAGATCCGCGTGACCTACAAGGGCAACGCGGACTACCGTCCCAGCAATGGTGCTGAGCTTCCGGATGGCTGCTATCTGACGATCAAGAAAGCACCTGTCACCGTCAAGGTGCACTCGACGAGCATCTATGCCGATGAGGAGCTCAGCAAGGACTTCATCACCACCGATCCGGTCGATAATTTCGATATCTTCACGGTCTTTGGCGGCGTGACCAACAACGTGACCGGCAGCGTGTTCATGCAGCTGCCCGAGCGTTTGACAAAGGGAACGATCATCAAGCTCATTGACAAAACGCTCGAAGGCCTTGGCCAGAAGACGCTCACGCAGATGATGCAGGAGGGCATGACGGTCGGTGAGCTGCGCAAGCTCTTTAACGATATTGTCACCAATGCTGATAATCTGCCGCAGTCTGTGAAGGAGCTGCTTGCGAAGGCCGGCATCGATATTGACACCCTCGTCAAGCTCAACGAGGCGCTCAACAAGTTCCCCAATCTGCTCGACGATGTCCGCGTGGCCTTCGGCACGCCGGATCAGGCGGGCATCTACACTGTGTGTGCAGTCACGAACAACAAGAACTATCACACCGGCTTTGCGATGGGCAGCCTTGTTGTGAAGGCACACGTGTCCGATGTGCGCCTGACGTGGAATGCGCCCATCAACGGGAAGCTGACCGTGGAAGAGGCAGCTTCGTTCGATTTTGGCGCGACGCTGCGCTATAATGAGAAGCCGGTCGCGGACCAGTCCTCCGTGAAATGCCTGTACACCGGCATCACGAGCAACTGGCAGTCTTACTCCTGCACCACGACCCCGCCGACCGAGCCCGGCCGCTATGTTATGACGGTCGTCACGCTGGGCGGCAACTATCAGGCAGCGCCCATCACGCGCTCGTTCCAGATCACAAAGTAATTTTCCCACGTTTGTCTCCCGGGTGATGCTGCCCGGGAGACATTTTTTGTGCCCGGAAAACCGGCCGAAGCGGAAAAATGAAAATCACCGAAAATTTTTTCAAAAATTACTTGACACCGGTCGATTCGTCTGGTATATTAAACAAGCGCTGAGGCGACGAGGCCGAGTAGTTCAGTCGGTTAGAACGCTAGCCTGTCACGCTAGAGGTCGAGGGTTCAAGTCCCTTCTCGGTCGCCACCCGCGGAGCGAAAGCTCCGCGGGATTTGTATGCTGCTATAGCTCAGCCGGTAGAGCGCATCCTTGGTAAGGATGAGGTCCCCGGTCCGAATCCGGGTAGCAGCTCCAGTGAAAAGCCTTGATTTTCAAGGCTTTTTTCTTTTTCTCAAAAATCTGAATCCCGTTCCGAAAAGCCATTTAGCTACTATTTGGCTACTGGAGCGGGATTTTTTTGCGCTCATGCCTCTTTTGAGAGTAGATTTTCGATAGCGTCCGCTGCTTTGCGGTCGCTTTCCTGCAAGGCGTGGGCGTAAATGTTCATCGTGGTCGAGGTTTGTGCATGGCCGAGTCTGCTTGAGACGGTTTTCACGTCCTGACGGGAGGCAATCATCAGCGTTGCTGACGTGTGACGGAGTGTGCGAAAGCATACGCGCTCCAGTCCGCATTCCCGTGTATACTTTTCCGTTCTGTATTGCAAAAGCTGCGGCAGACTGCAAGCCTTTTGTTCAAAAAGGGCTTTGCCCTTTTGAACACTCATGTGTTGTCCCGGCTGATGGGGCGGCGGTGCAGCAGGGAGCGCAGGTCCTTGCCGTTGAAGGGGATCAGGGGATAGAGATACCCCTTTCCCACCAGCGGGCGGGTGGAGGCGATCAGGGCTACCACGCCGATGATGCCGCCGATGAAGCCCCACCAGTCAAAAAAGTAAATCAGCAGCAGCAGCGCCATGCGGCACAG